ATTTGATCGTATCAATGTTCGTCGTTTGTTCGTTTATCTTGAAACTGCAATTTCTCAAGCAGCAAAAGATGCATTATTCCAATTTAATGATGAAATTACAAGATCTAATTTTGTAAATACTGTCGAACCTTTCCTTCGTGATGTTCAAGCCAAACGTGGAATTTATGATTATCTTGTAGTTTGTGATGAAACTAACAATACTGCTGCTGTAATTGATAGCAATGAATTTATTGCTAGCATCTATGTAAAACCAGCAAGATCAATTAACTTCATTGGATTGAACTTTATTGCCACCAAGACTGGTGTTGATTTTGAAGAAGTAATTGGAAACTTTTAATTAACCTAGAGGTTTAACAAATGGCAACTAGAACTCAGCTCAATTCAATTCCTTTAAGGAAAATTACAGACTTCAAGAGTAAACTGTCTGGTGGAGGCACTAGAGCCAACCTCTTTGAAGTTGAGCTTTCCTTCCCGTCTGCAATTGGAGTAGATCCAGTAACCTTAGACAAGACTAGATTTCTTGTTAAAACTGCTGCACTCCCTGCATCAAACGTTAATCAATTAGATGTAGCTTTTAGAGGTAGAACCCTAAAAGTTGCTGGAGATAGATCTTTTGAATCTTGGACCATTACAATTATCAACGATACCGATTTTGCAATTCGCTCTGCTTTTGAAAAGTGGAGCAATTACATGAATCGTCTTTCCGATAACACTGGAACAACCAATCCAGCACTTTATCAAGCAGATGCATTTGTTTATCAATTAAATCGTGATGGAAGCATTTTAAGAGCTTATCATTTCTATGATACATTCCCAACATCAGTAGGTCCTATTAATTTGGGATATGATAATGATAATATTGAAGAATTTACAGTGGAAATGCAAGTTCACTGGTGGGAAGCAATCAAGGGAACTTCTGCATCAGCAGGTGGAGAAGATATTAACTAAATAGTACACAAATCAATTTAAATTTATAAAATGGCGAAGCTTTTTGGTTTTTCGATTGAAGATAGTGAAGAAAAATCTAAATCTATAATTTCCCCCGTTCCTCCTACAGATGAGGACGGGGTTGATTATTATATTCAATCGGGATTTTATGGACAATATGTAGACATTGAAGGTGTCTATAGAACAGAATTTGACTTAATGCGTCGTTATAGAGAAATGGCGTTACATCCAGAATGTGATGGTGCTATTGAAGATGTTGTGAATGAGGCTATTGTCAGTGATTTGTATGATTCTCCCGTTGAAATTGAATTATCAAATTTAAATGCAAGTGATAGACTTAAAGATATTATAAGAAGTGAATTTAAATCTATCAAAGAAATGATGGATTTTGATAGAAAGTCTCATGAGATTTTTAGAAATTGGTATGTTGATGGAAGACTTTATTATCTAAAAGTAATTGACATGAAAAGACCTCAAGAAGGTATTAAAGAATTGAGATATATTGATCCGATGAAAATGAAGCATGTTCGTCAAGAGGTCAAAACAAAGGGAAAAAAAGCCGATCCTATCATAGGAAAATTATCAATAAATTCAACTCTTACTAACTCAGAAATGGGTTATTCTGATATTGAAGAGTATTTCATATATTCACCTACACCTAATTATCCTTTAGGGTCTGTTGGAGGTTTGCCAAGTTCATCATCTAAAGGTTCTCTGAAAATTGCAAAAGATTCTATTACCTATTGTACTTCTGGATTAGTTGATAGAAATAAGGGGACGGTCCTTTCTTATCTTCATGTTGGCATCAAAGCTCTTAATCAGCTTCGCATGATTGAAGATAGCTTGGTGATTTATAGATTATCAAGAGCACCAGAGCGTCGTATTTTCTATATTGATGTTGGAAATCTACCAAAAGTAAAAGCGGAACAATATCTTAAAGAAGTGATGTCCCGTTATCGCAATAAACTTGTATATGATGCTAATACTGGTGAGGTACGTGATGATCGTAAATTCATGGCAATGCTTGAAGACTTTTGGCTCCCAAGAAGAGAAGGTGGTAGAGGAACTGAAATTACTACTCTCCCAGGAGGTCAAAATCTTGGAGAACTCAGTGATATTGAATATTTCCAAAAGAAACTTTATAGGGCTTTAAGAGTTCCAGAATCTAGAATTGCTGGAAGTGGAGATGGTTTCAATCTTGGCCGCTCATCTGAAATTTTAAGAGATGAACTTAAATTTTCTAAATTTGTAGGTCGTCTTAGAAAAAGATTTGCCAGAATGTTTAATGATATTCTTCGCACTCAATTATTATTAAAAAATATAGTAAGTGTAGAAGATTGGGAAAAAATGGAAGATCATATTCAATATGATTTTCTATATGATAATCATTTTGCAGAATTAAAAGAAGCAGAATTGATGACAAATCGCCTTGGTCTTTTAGTGCAAGTTGAACCTTATATTGGAAAATATTTTTCTACAGAATATGTTCGTAAGAAAATTTTACATCAAACAGATTCGGAAATTATTGAAATTGATGCTCAAATTGATGATGAAATTGAAAAAGGTATTATACCAGATCCAAATGCACCTGTAGATGAGATGGGTAATCCATTACCTCAGGAAGGAATTCCCCCTGAAGGTGCTATTCCAGCTGATGCTGGTGCTCAACTTCAACAACCAATTCCAGAAGCTCCCCCTGTTGAGTTAGAGCCCAAAGGAGGAAAAATATAAATAATCTTATAAATATAAACTTGTTTTTATGGAAGAACTTATCGATTTGATTGCAACAGATGAATCACCTTCCTCTGTTTCAGATAAAATCAAAGAAATTTTATATACAAAAGCTGCAGATAGAATAGATGCTGTTCGTCCAGAAATTGCATCTTTAATGTTTGGTGATGAGCAATCAGATACTTATGAGGATGCTGAATAATGGCAACGAAAATTCTTCAGGATAATATTATTCCTAGAGTAGAGCCTGGAGTTGGTATAGCTTCAACAAGTGTAGCAATTGCTTTAAAAAGTGGTTATTTGAGAATTACTATTGGATCAACATTGGCAACTTCTGGAGGTTTTATTGCTATAGGAACCAATCCAGTAGTTACTAAAAATAATTTTCATGTTCCTTCTTATAGTGTCGATATTATAAAAGACACTATGAAAAGACAATCGGTTGTTGGAGTTACAACAGGAACTACTACAAAATTAATTTTTAATACAAATTCTGGAAATCCATTTACTACAGATGATTATGTAACAGTTCAAAATGCTCCAACAGCAGGAATTAATACAATTCATAATCCAATTGTTTCTCTTGATGAAAATTCAATTACTATTGGTTATGATAGTTCATCTATTGTATCTCCAGTTGTTACTGGAGCTTCTGTGGCAAGAAGTGTAAAAGTTGCTTGTTTAACTTATGATGCAGGAACATTCTTTAATATCTCAGAAGTAGTCACCTTAACCTCAGAATAAAATGAAACTCATCACAGAAGAAGCATCACAAGTAGAATTTATTACTGAAAATGTTGGTGGAAAGAAAAAAATGTTTATTGAAGGTATTTTCCTTCAAGGTGACATTTGTAATCGCAATGGAAGAATGTATCCAATGCAAACTCTCATGCGTGAAGTAAAAAGATATAATGAGAATTTTGTTTGCAAAGGACGTGCTCTCGGAGAACTTGGACATCCTGAAGGTCCAACTGTAAATTTAGATCGCGTTTCTCATAAAATTGTATGCCTTGAAAGAAATGGGTCAAATGTTAGGGGGAAGGCAGAACTTCTTGAAACACCTATGGGAAAAATTGCTAGATCTCTTTTAGAATCTGGTGTTTGTCTTGGCGTTTCTTCCCGTGGTGTTGGTTCTCTTAAAATGACTAATGAAGGTCATAAAATTGTAGGAGAAGACTTCATGCTTGCTACTGCAGCAGACATTGTTGCAGATCCTTCTGCACCTGACGCTTTTGTTCAGGGAATTATGGAAGGAAAAGAGTGGGTATGGGAAGGAGGCATTCTTCGTGAGAAGCTTGCTGAATCAGCAAAGCGTAAAATTAATACGCTAGTTGATCAAAAAATTCTTGAAGAACATAAATTAAACTTGTTCCAAGAATTCCTTTCAAATTTATAAATTAATAAATAAATATAGATTATAAACAGAAATCAAAAATGTCCGTTGGTAGAAATTTACAAGAAATGGAAAACGTAGTAACCAAAGGGGCAGCCGCTGCCGATCCAATGCAAGGTGTTGTTCATAATGCATCTGGAGTTATGACTCCAGGACAAACTGGTGCATGGGAAGACTTAGGTGGCCCTACTCCAGAAAATTATCGTCCAGATGACGGTTCAGCAGCATTAGCAACTCCTGGTACAACATTAGCTCAAGTGAGAGATGTTGTAAACGCTATGGCAGCCGCTGCTGATCCTATGCAACATCTTGCAACAGGAATTCCACCTGGACAAGGAGTTGCAGCAGAACAATCTGAATATGATGAAGAGCTTGTAGAAGCTAAGAAGAGAGCTAAAGCACAAGAAGAGGAAGAAGAAGAGGGAGAAGAAGAAGAGGAAGAAGAGGAAGGTGGTCCTAAGAATAAGCGCCGCCACAAAAAGGGTAAAAAAGCATATAAAGAAGAAGAGGGAGAAAGTTGCTCTAAAATGGAAGAAGAGTTTGACATCGAAGAAGATGTAAATGCTCTTCTTGAGGGTGAAAATCTTTCAGAAGAGTTTGAAGAAAAAGCTCGCACCATTTTTGAAGCAGCAATTCGTTCTAAAGTTTCTGAAATTAAAGAAGCTCTTCAAGCATCTTATGAAGATGCTTTAGTCGAAGAAATTCACATGATTAAAGAAAGTCTTCAAGATCGTGTGGATGCATATCTTGAGTATGTTGCTGATGAGTGGATCCAAGAAAATGCACTCGCAGTTGAGCACGGTCTTAAGACTGAAATGACCGAATCATTCCTCTCTGGAATGAAGCAACTTTTTGAAGATCATTATGTAACTGTTCCTGAAGATAGATATGATGTAGTCGAGAGTATGGTAGATAAACTTGATGAAATGGAAGCAAAACTCAACGAGCAAATCGAAAGAAACGTTGCTCTCAATAGAAGATTAGCAGAGTCAGTTGCTGATGTAATTTTTGCAGATGTCGCTGAGGGTCTTGCACTTTCTCAGAAAGACAAACTCGCTTCTCTTGCCGAAAATGTTGAGTTTGATGGTGAAGCAAACTATCGTGAGAAACTGGTAACTCTGAGGGAGTCATACTTCCCAACAAATACTGGTACTCAAAGAGATGAAACTGAGAACCTGTCAGAACAAGTTTCCTATGGTGTAAGTGAAGCAGCTCCTGTTTCACCAATCATGGAAGCATATCTTCAAACTCTCAGTAGAGTCGCTAAAAAGTGAATTTTAAATTATAAATCAAACTAAAACTTTTTAAAAGAGGTAAAATCCAATGCAAATGTTCAATGCAGAGCATCTGCAGGAGAAGTGGGCACCAATCCTTGATTACGAAGGAATGGATCCAATTAGGGATTCACATCGTAGAGCGGTAACTGCTATCCTGCTTGAAAACCAAGAAAGAGAGCTTCGTGAAGAGCGTTCTTTCCTTTATGAATCACCAACTAACGCCGCTGGTACTGGTGGCTATGGTAGCGGTGCTTATGGTAGTGCTGGAGCTGGTGGCCCAGTTGCAGGTTTCGACCCAGTACTTATCAGCTTAATTCGCCGTTCAATGCCTAATCTGGTCGCTTATGACCTTTGCGGCGTTCAGCCTATGAATGGTCCTACTGGACTTATCTTTGCAATGCGTTCACGCTATACCAATCAGAGTGGTACTGAAGCTCTCTTCAATGAGCCAGATAGTGCATTCTCTGGTATTGGTACAAATAGAACCTTTGATAGCAATGGCTATACTGTAAATAACAGTGGTGTAGGTACTGGTCCTTCTTCTGGTTTCGGTACTTCAACTCAAGGTACTCCTAACAGCGGAAATAACCCAGGTCTTCTTAACCCAGAATCTGGTCAAACTGCTACCACATATCCTGTTGGTCAGGCTATGGCTACTGGTACTGCAGAAGCACTTGGAGAAGCTGGTAATGCATTCAACGAAATGGCTTTCTCTATCGAGAAAGTTACCGTTGCTGCTAAGTCCCGTGCTCTGAAAGCTGAGTACTCACTTGAGCTTGCTCAAGACCTTAAGGCAATTCATGGTTTGAATGCAGAAGCTGAGCTTGCTAACATCCTCAGCACTGAAATTCTTGCTGAAATCAACCGTGAGGTTATTCGTACCATCTATAAGGCTGCTGAAAGTGGCGCTCAAGTCAATACCGCAACTGCTGGTACTTTTGACCTTGACGTTGACTCCAATGGTCGTTGGTCCGTTGAGAAGTTTAAGGGTCTTATCTTCCAAATCGAGCGTGATGCTAACGCTATCGCACAAAGAACTCGTAGAGGAAAGGGTAATATGATCCTCTGCTCCGCTGATGTTGCTTCCGCACTCACCATGGCAGGAGTTCTGGATTATACCCCAGCCCTTAATGCTAATCTCCAAGTAGATGACACTGGTAATACCTTTGCTGGTATTCTCCAAGGTAAGTATCGCGTCTATATTGACCCATATTCAGCAAACGTAGCTGCTTATCAGTATTACGTTGTTGGTTATAAGGGTGCATCTCCTTATGACGCTGGCCTCTTCTACTGCCCATATGTTCC